CATTGACCACGCCGGGCGGGTCGATGGCTTCGAGCACGCAAGGCCACTTCGACTTGAACCCGGCGAAGGTGTATTCGCTATAGAAGCGCCGCCCGGTCGGGCCTTGCGTGAGCCACATGTGCCACTGCGCGAGCAGGGAATGAGCCGTTGCCATTTCGGGCGCGACGAAGACGACCTGCACCTTGTATTCGTTGCAGACCGTCGAGACGTGATAGACCCGTTCGAGCGGGTCGCCGGGAAAGACGAAGGGCGTCTCAGGAACCGCGACCGAGAATTCCGGCAGCACCGGCATATAGTCCTTCGCGAGCGCGAGGAACACGACCGGCAGCATGGACGACAGGCCCGGACCGGCGTTGTTCTCGTTCTGCCGCCAAGCGGTGAGCATCTTTTCGACGTCATCGACCATGCGGCCCGACGCCCACACAATCGACTTGGCGACGTCGCGCTTGGCGAATTCCATCACGAATTGTGTGTCCACAATCAGCGAGGCGTGATAGCCGACCATGAACTGCCCGAGGCCGATTTGAATGGGCGTGAGAAACGACATTTAGACTCCGTATTGCGACTTGGCCGCGCGCAGGGCGGCGTCTTCCGGCACGTCGTCCTTCGGTTCCGGCTCGAAGTCCACGACCGTGCCACGCGAGAACGCGCGCACGCGGCGCGAGAGTTCATCGCTTGCGGTCTTCGAGACAATCAGCGGACGCGTGGAATCGACGCCATCGAGCACGACCACGCCCGCATCTTTTGGCGACTTCGAGAGGATGGAGAGCAGTTCTTCGTTCTCTTCACGCAGGGCTTGGATCGCCTGCATTGCGACTTCGTGATCGCGCGCGAGCGAGTCGAACAGCGCCTTGGCCGCGCCTTGCGCCATCGTCCAGTCCGCGAGCACCGCATCGAGAATCAGACCATCGAACGCGCCGCCAGTCGAATCGAGCATGTAGCCGCGATTGGTCGTGTAGTTCGGTTCCGCGACGTAATCGAAGCCGCCGAAGAGAATCGGCACGTCCCGCCCGCCGATGGGCTTGGCGAAAATCGCCGACGAGAAGCCGCCTTGCCGCGAGTCGAACAGGCGCGCGGCGAGTTCGCCGGATTCGGTATCGAGAAATTCCGCTTCGTGCGTCACGTTGCCGTCTTCGTCCGCGCTCAGGTGCGTGGTGACAAGCGCAGGCTCGATGAATACGGGCTTGCCCGACACGTCATCGAAGACGGTTTCGGCAGGCTCGAAGCCGTATTTGGCGCGCACGACATGGCCGTAAAAGCCGCGCAGGTCGCGGTTCTTCACGCGCTCTTGAATCTCGTTGCCGTTGATAAGCGCGGCCAGCGCCCGGCAGTCCAGATTGCGGTCCTGCCCGATGAATTTGCGTCCGCGCTCGCGCACGTTGTACGTGATTTTGCCGGTCTTCTTTCCCATGATTTCGTTCCTTACCTTGTGAGAGTGCCGCTTGCGAGAACCGGCATTGAACCAATCGCGCCGCCCGCCAGAGAAAGCCCGCCGCTTGCCGAGCCGAGCGATTCGAAGACGGTCGAGAGTTGCAGTTCGAGCATGAGTCGCGCGGCAAGCGTCGAGCGGAAAGCCTTCGCGATTTCAATCAGGCCCAAGCCGTTGTCCACGGACACGGGCAGGGTGATGCGGATACGGCCCGTGCGGAAATACACGAGCGGCGCGGGCGGCGTGATGCCGTCGGCAAACGTCGCCATGCCGTTCGCATCGACGGTGAAATCCGTATAGGTCACGGGCGCGGTCGTGGTCGCGATGTAGCGGGTCGCGGTTGCGCCCGGCTCGCATTGCGCCATGTCCACGTAGAACACCGTATTGACCGGCAGGCCCGCCGTGCCGCCGTTGCCCTTGATGTTCCAGTCGCACCATGTACGCGCCGCCGTGAGCGTGGCCACGCTTGTGACGCGCACCCATTGATCGAGCGCCGTCACCGTGAACCCGCTGCCAGTGTCGGCGTCGTTGTAATCGGCGTAGAGCGTCACGTCGGTAACGCCCTGACCGGACGGCACGTAAATCCACAGCGACGCGGCGCACGGCCCGGCATTGAGCGTCAAGCCCGATTGCCGGACGAACAGCGGGGCCGTGGACGATGCGACGGTGATTTTCGTGACCGTCTTACCGGTTCCATCGGGCGCAGGAATCGCCGTGGACGTCGCCTTTGGCCCGGCGTAGCCCGTGCCGCCGCCACTCCAATACGCGTTGTCGGCGAGGTTGCCGCTTTGCCGCAAGGCGTTCGTGCGCGGGGTCGGGTAGAGCGGCATGCGCCCCTGATAATCCGTGCGAAAGACGTCCGGCAAGTCTTCGCCGGTATCGGTCTTGAAGACCGCGACGGTCGTCGGGTCCAGTTGCACGGACGTGAGGGGCGTCGCGTCTTGGGGGTAGTCGGCGGCGGTCGCCATCGGATGCCATAGCGTCTCGACCTTCCACACGCCCGGCCATACCGATTGAAGGTATTGCTTGAGGAACAGCATGCCGCGCCGGGGATTGCGCGCACGAGCGGCCTTCAGCAAAAAGGCCGTGCGCGTCGCATCGCGCCGCACGATTGCAAGCCCGTAGTCCTTCAGCGTGCGCTCAATCAGGTCCGTGTCGCCCAAGTGCGGCATACCGGAAAGATTCACCTGACGTTCGAACGGGCGAATGTACTGGTCGTACACCGCCAGAAAAGCGTCCTTCAGTTCGCTTTCGAGTTGGTCGTACTCGAAGGAGTTGCGCAGCGGTTGAAGGTCGGGCGCATCGACGGGCAGAAGGTTGTTGCTCACGTCAATGGCTCCACTGGCCGTCGTTGTAGGTGGCCTGCGTCACGTTGACCGTGAGGCTCGCCAGCGACACGTAGCGGAACTGTTCGGGCTTCGGGGCCGACAGGTCAGCGATGGTGATACGGAAGTCCGAGCCATCGTCTTGCAGGGCCGCGAGCGTGCGCAGCGTGTCGGACATGCGCTTATTCGACAGGCGCACCATGCCCTTTTGCACGGCGATGGAGTCGCGCCCGTAGAGCGCAATGATCGCGTCCTGAATCTTGGCCTTCACGTCACCCGTGTCATGCACGACCGACACTTGCGCATCGACGGTGACAGCAAGCGGCGTCTCGACCACGGGGATGAACTTCACGCTGTAGGAGTCGTCCGCGTCGGCGACCACGCGCCGGATTTCGTTCTGCATCCACGTCGCATCGACGCCATCCATCATCGCGGCGACGAAGAGCTTGTTGATGTTCGCCACGCTCGCGCCGCGTACCGACTCTTCGATTTGCTCGTTCCAGACTGACAGGAACCGGAACGGAAAAATGTTGCGGCGAATCAGGAAGTCGAAGTTGCCGAGGTACACCGCCGACGAGTCATAGCCCGACGGATAGCGCGCCCACTCGCGAAGCGTCTCGATATCAATCGGGTCCGCGCCGGGGTAGATCATGGCCGCGAGCTTCATCGTCAGACTGCGGTCCGTGGTCGAGACGACCGACTCGAACGTGAAAGGCGCATCGACCTGAAGCGTGCTCGCGCCGAACGTCTCTTCGATGATGAAGTCGATAACGTCGCCGTTATTCGGCTGCACGCCGAAGGTCGCTTCCCATCCGAATTTCACGAAGAGGCGGCGTTGCTCGTCCGTCTCGATGGTGAAGCCCGGCTCGTCGGCGGCGAGGTTGCCGAATTCGGGCGCGTAGGCGAACGACGTCGAGCCGATGGAGACGTACACGCCCGAGATAACCACGTCGGAATCGTCGTTGGGCGGAATCTGCACGGCGTAGAAGGGCGTCGAGCCGTTGACCGTGTGCGAGAAGGTGCGCGTGGTCATTTGCTTGACCGTGAGCGTGCCGCTCGCGCCTGCGGCGATGGTCGCGCCCACTTCCACGGTATAGACGCGCCCGAACGAGTCGAGCAGTCGCCGACCTGAGCCGATGGACACGGGCGAGGCCGAATCGTTTTTGACCGATAGCGTCATGCGCGGCGGACGGCCAAAGGGGAGAATGCCCTTCATGGTCGCGTCCGCGAGCACGGTCGTGTCGCGCGTCTTGAGGAACGGTTCGGTCGTCGCTATGTCGATGCCCGTGCTTTGCATCGCGAGCATGGTGGCGAACGCGCCGACCTGCGCGAGCGTGCGCGGGTCGCCCGCCTGATAGTAGAGCGCGGCCATTGGGCGGCTCTGTACTTCGGCTTCGAGCGCCGCCAGAAATTCGTCGCGAGTAAATGCCATTACGTCGTCGTCCCTACGTCGATTTCCGTGCCATTGACGTTGATGAAAATGCGCAGCTTGTCCGGCCCTTCAGGGAGCGCGAACAGATTGACCGTGCCGCGCGGCAGGGCCGCGAGAATCGGCACGTCGCGCCGTAGCTTGGCGATGACCGAATCGGCCAAGCCGGTGCCGAGCGGCTTTTGCAGAAGGTCAGATACCGTCTGCCCGAAACTCGACCCGAGATAGCCATTCCGAGGCGTCGCAAGCCAGTGCGAAACCATTTCCTGAATGTCAGCGGGGGTGATTTTGTCCATAGCTCCAATCGTAGGGGCGGGGCTTGGACAATCAGGCGCGCGTTTTCCTATCGCCTAAATATCAGATTTCCTATTGCGCCTTTTGCATAATGCAATTACTATCCATTCACTCGGAAAACGCACTGAAGACCCGATGACCCGCACGCCGACATACCGATGCCC